AGACTTTGAACTACAGGTTATGCAAACACTTATTAGCACATTAGATCTAAGCGATGCTAAAATGTTGACAGACTTTACAAATATAAAATTTACAAATACAGATGGCTTGTTGGAAAATATGAAATTGAATGTTGCAACCGTATCTCCTGTGTTGGATATTGTTACAGCCTTTCCGGTTGGATGTACTGAAAATGACAGATATATTTATTCTCCAGTAATAGGGAATGTTGCTCACCAAGATAATATTATAAAATGCTCTGATTCAACTGCAGGAATCTGGTTGTTTGAAGAACCTGTAGCTGATGCTATTGCTTATGTTACAAGTAAAGGTGAAAATTATATTTATTCAGAACGTGGATGGATTCCATTACCTGATTATACAATGCCATTAGAAATAGAAATTGAGGTATTTAGATCAACATCATTTAGTGGAACTGTTGTTGCATTGATCAATACAGTTCGTGAAACAATATATGATGCCTTTGTTAGTAGATTTGGTACAAATACAGAAATTTATAGATCAGAAATTATAGATATTGTACAGAATATTGAAGGTGTTAGTCATTGTCGTTTAAGAAAACCAGAGACGAGCATTTTCTTTAATTTCCAATTGAAAGAATTAACGCAAGATCAATTACTAAGATATGGTCCTGAATATGTTTTCTTTAAGGAAAATTCTATAACAGTTAGGGTAATATAATATGGAACAATTGTTAGCAAAAGCAAAAATAAAAGATGGTCCTCTTAAATCTGCTATTTCTCGAATAATTGCTAAAAATTTAGGTTCATTATCCGAACCATGTTTTTATCCTGAAATGAAAAAGACATATTATGATCTGTTAAAATTAACAGGTCTTACAGAGAAGGATATTAAGGAATTTAAGAAAAGACGTTGGCATGGAAAGAAAGAAGCTAAATTTGCTACTAATATGAATGATATTGCAAATTTTTATGTTTTTCTTCTTCAATATTATCTATCTAAAAGAGATAGACAGATGTATAATTATGTTATGATTATGTATATCATTAGACATTATGCTAACTTAATGCATAAACATTTTAAATACTGTAATCCTGATGTGTTTAAATATGCCCTTGAGACTTTAACCAAAACACATTTGTTTGCAAGAGAAAAAACAATTTCTAATGCTCTTTATTATATGTCCCAAGAAATGACAAGACGTTGGACAACAGCATTAACAAAAGGCGATCTTGATTCTATCGGAATGTTTATGAGAGAAAGTCGCCACCGTGTATCACAAAGTATTAAGAGTTTTGCACAAACATATTATAAGGTATCAGAAGAAGGAGTTGGAATAAAAACAGGAGAAAGTCCAACTGACGATGATGATGGAAATGAATATCAAGAGCAAACTCAAGCAAAATCAACTAAGCTAATTGATGATATAACACAAAAGATTACTGTGTATAGATATGTTGATAGAAAGGCGCAAGAAGAAGCAAGAAAAATATCAAAAATAAATGCTTCGCTTGCGACACAAATTATTTCTAAATTGAATAATACAAAACACTCTGATAAAATTAGATTGATTCTCAAATTGTATGTAAAAGATTTAACTAATGCAAAGCAAATTTGCGGAAAAGAATATGAAAAATACATTCGACAGTTAATGAATATTAAAAGAACTAAACTCAAAATATACTTTAAACAACAAGTAAATTCATTATTGATAGACCTTTTGAAAGAGTTTGGTTATTCAACAAAGTATTCTAAATTAACTTCCCAAACTCAATTCCTAATCAATTTATTTCTCGCCTACTATCTAACGCTAATTTTACGAAGTACGGTTTGTAAATTAAGCTAAAATATTACCAACGAAATCTCGATTAGATGCAGCAATCAATGCAGCCTCTCTTGCTTTTTCTAATGTAGTAACTCTATCTTGAACTTCCTGTTCTAAAACTGTAGGAGCTGATCTTTTTCTTGCCGCTGCATTTTTTGCTAAAGCTAATTCAACAGAATTTTGAACGGATGCATCAAACTGCGGCAATGCTGAAATTTTAATATTTGGCCCTTGTAATTGTGATTGCCCTGCTGAATTACCTGATGCTATTCTCATTGCATTTCTTTTGTATATTCCCTTTTTTTCCATATCCAGTAGACTATCAAGATAATTGTTTACTGTTGGTCTTTGTGCCTGAAATGTTGCATTTTCTTCTAACACCATTGTACTATACAAACTTGTAATATCAATTCTAACATCAACCATAGCCAAGCTTTGTCTGTATGATATTTGTTGTTGATCTCCACCCTTTACAACAGTTACATTTGTAATGACCGCAGGATCTAGATTATAAATACCATCAGATTTAATTTTATGAAAGAATGGCCAATTAAAAGTTTTACCATCATCTGATCTTGGAATTGATAAACATAAAATGGCAGCAAGAGGCCCAACGATATGTCTTTTTGTAGACTCAAAACTTCCTGGATTCGGATTGTATAATCTTACTGTTGCTGTATATGATGGAGTATATCCACTGTTTCTCCATATTTGAGGAAAGTCTACTCTATACCCTCCCATCATTTTATCAATCATTCCAGCGGCACCACCAAGAAAAGAATTTCCTTGCATAGAGGATTTCAAATTTTGTAGAGCTTCCCCTGTTGCTTCAAATCCGGCTCCAGCTCCACTGATAATATCTCCTACTATACCGCCCTGTCCTTCACCAATATTTTTAAATGCTCCCCCAAGTTTTTTGGTTGCACCCGTGAATGTTTTTGATCCTGTCATTTGGACAATCTGTTGCATACCTTGTGACGCAACATCTGTAAATTTTTGTAGAAATGTTTCTCCGTATTCATTTGTAAATGTATCTACGGGAAAGTTGTCAGCAATAAAAGCAAATCGGAGTCTTTCTTCAGATAATTGAAAACCAAGAGTGTTTAAAATCTTCAGGTAAGTTTGCCAATCGTCAGTAACACTAAATAGAGACAATCCAGATTCAAAATTTGGTTTGCCGGGAGTTATTTCCATAATAGGCATACTGTTAATAATCGCTGTATCACTCACATGTGATTGTGGTGGCATACCAAATGTTCCGTTAAATGGAGCAAGTTTCATTTATTATATCTCCTTAATGTGATGCCTGTAGTAGCATTGGTACTGCAAGTGATGTTTGTCTTTTTGAAGCGCTTTGTCTATTTCCAGGTGCAACATTGTTTGTGTGAACATTAGTATTGTTACTTGTTATAACATTAGTACTTTGTTTTATTGCATTGACTTGCGCCGCTCCTGATTTTTTGTTTTGTTCACCAATTTGATCAAGTTTATTTGCTATAATTTGTTGCTCTTGTGCTACTTGTTTAGCTGTACGTTCAGCAATGATTTTAATCTCACTTTTATGTGCCGGTGCTAGTTCTTTCGGCATTATATCGTTCATATCAACAGGTTTAATTGGAGGAGCTTCTTTTCCTTCCAATGCTGCTTCAAGACTATCAGCAAGAGTTCCGTGATGAATACGACCTATAACTTCTTTAGCTTTTTTATATATTGGGCCAATTACTGACATATTTTCAATTTTCTTATCTGCCCAATCTCTTATACCTCTAAATGCTTTCATAAATGTAACAAGAGGAAATAGTAAATTGGCTAACGCATCTTTCATAACATCTTTAAATTGATCCCAATTAAATTTAGCAAAGAAATCTGTTACACCATCTTTTACGATTTGCCACAACATTCCAAATGATTCAAAGATGCTAGAGAAAATATTTTTTAATCCGCCCCATATCTCACCAATGAATCCAGGTCCAGAAAGCCATTCATCAAGCCAGCTGTATATAGTTTTTCCAACAAATTTTGTCAAAACCCAAAAACTTTTGATTCCTTCTTTCAACATCTTATATGGAAATGTTGCAACATCCCAAATTGATGAAACAATACTTTTGATATCTTGAATGTATTGGTTCATATATTCAGAGATTTTTTCTCCACCAACGAAACCAAGGACACCGCCTGCCAATGCTCCAATAGCACCACCAATCATAGTACCAACACC